GAGGTGATTGACATAGCTAGAGTTAGACGTTGCAAGTACGCAGGTTGCAGAACCTTTGTAGATATAAGCGACGGGTACTACTGCAAGGAGCACGCAGACCAAGCACCTAAGCGTGAGGTATACTCACGTACGAAGTACAACAAGTACACACGCAACAGGTCAGAAGATAAGCGAGAGCAATATAATTTTTATCGAAGCAAGATTTGGTCGAGCCTAAGACGAGTAGTCCTAGAACGTGACCACTATCTATGTCAATACTGTTTAGCTCTAGGTACTGTCACACCGAACAGCAAGATAGGTGACCACGTCACACCCTTCGAGGTAGCGCCTGAACTAAGGACGGACCCGAAGAACATTGCGACAGCTTGCAGAGCTTGCGATAATGCCAAAAGGACGCTAGAACAGCAAATCTATGGCACAGGGCAAGGTAACACGTTGCATAACCAACAACTACGGCTCACGGTCAAAGAATGGGCGCTAAAAATCAAGCACGCACGAGAAGGCCTCTAAAAAGCCCGTGGAGCGATTTAAATTGGCGGAGGTATAATTCATCAAAACAAAATTTAAAACGAGCCCCCGCCCCTGTATGAACCAAGGAAGAGCCACACAAAGGTGTTCGCTTGTGTCGGACACCAATTTTTCAGATTTTTAAAGGGTGTCAAAATGCACTAGAAGGAGGTGAGGTGCACTTGGTTAAAAATCCATTTTATAAGCAAAATAAAGGGCGTTTACCGAGTGACCCACCAAACTATTTAGGACAAGTAGCTAGGGAGGTTTGGCGCAAAGTCGTTCCGTTTTTAGAAGGAACAGGCAAGGTCGAGCGCATAGATACATTCTTGGTGGAATCTTATTGCACTAACTACGAAATTTACAAGATGGCTTACGAAGACATCAAGCTAAACGGTATCCAGCAGGAAATCAAAAAGCCTGTACAGGCGCAGGGTAGTGGTGAGATTTTAGATGAAATGTCGCTTGGCTTTAAAAAGAACCCAGCAGTTGCCACGATGAAAGATGCAACGACTACGTTGAATCAGATAGCTATGCAACTAGGTCTTACACCAAAAGGTAGGGCAGAGTTGCTGACAATCGCAGATAGTAGCAAACCTGAAAAATCGACTGTTGAAATGATGCAGGAATTTTTAAATAGTTAAGCTTGGATTTTAAATCCAAGCTTTTATTTTGCGATAGAAGGAGGTGAAAGAGATAGATTTAGCAAAAACTCACGATATTGTTGGTACTTATGGAACATATAACTTTTTTGATATTCGTAACGAATACGCAGATCCAGGCACTCAATACGCTTTTGACGTTTTGGATGGTAAGAAACAGGCTGGTTACATGATGCAACTTGCTTGCTTGCGACACTTACGAGACTTAAGACATCAAGGCAAACCTGATTTTCCTTACACTTACGACTTAGCGGAAGCTGGCAAGGTGTTGAAGTTTGCCAAAGTCTGTCCTAACGTGGATACTGGTGAGCCTACAGCGCTTATGGGTTGGCAAGAATTTTTACTTAGTCAATCTTTTGGCTGGCGCAATGAAACGGGTGGCAAACGCTTCTCACAGGTCATTGTATCTGTCGGTCGTAGTCAAGGGAAAACATACATACAAGCTATTTCTATGTGTTTCTCCTACCTCTTCGAAAGCCTTGGGTTATCTAACCAAGATTATCTAGTAAGTTCAATCAACTTCAAACAGACCATGAAGTTAATGGGCTATATCAAGAATATGCTTAAACAGATAATCACTAAAGAACCTTTTAAGTCTCTAGCTGAAGAGTTGGACTTGTCTATCCAGTCAGAACAAGTCATTATGAGAGCAAATAACAACGTTTTAAGGGCAATTTCGAGCGAAAGCGGTAACTATGATGGGTTCCACTTCACTAATGCAATAATGGATGAGTCGGGTGATTTGAAAGACCGCACGAGCATTTCTAAAATCGTTTCAGGGCAGGTTAAAATCCCGAACCGTCAATTTATCCAAATTTCCACTGCTTACCCTAACCCGACTTCACCTTTAAGAAAAGATGAGCGGATCATGCAGGGAATTATGGAATGCGATGACAGGTCGGGTGACACCCAGCTTTGTCTTGTTTGGTCGCAGGATAGCCCAGACGAGGTTTACAAGCCCGAAACATGGAGTAAGTCAAATCCCTTACTAGACCTTGAAAGTGAACATGATACGCTTCTAAAAGGTCTTATGGACAAACGAGATGCCGACCTTTTATCGGGGAATTTAAACGATTTTCTGATTAAAAACATGAATTTATGGGGCGAACAGGATGAAAATAGCTTCTTGAAGCTGGAAGACATCGAGCGCTCGGTTATATCGGATTTTGACATCAAAGGTAGGCAAGTTTATATAGGCGTTGACTACTCTATGTTTTCGGATAACACGGCTTTTGGCTTCGTCTATCCATATCAGGATGAAAATGGCAATCCTAAGTACCATTTGGAGCAACACAGCTTTATTCCGTGGCAACAAGCAGGGTCAATTGAAGCTAAAGAGAAGATGGACGGCATCAACTACCGAGACTTGGCAGATAAAGGATTCTGCACTATCACAAGCCACCCGCAAGGGCTTATCAATGATGATGAGGTTTACCAGTGGTTGTGCGAGTATGTGGAAGATAACGAATTGCAAGTGCTTTTCTTTGGCTATGATAGCATGGGTGTCTCTAAAGTTATTAAAGCTTTGGAACTTAACACCAGTTATCCATTAATGGCTATCAGACAGCGCACAAGCGAGCTGAAAGATCCAACCAAATTCTTGCAGACACTTTTTATTGAGGGTAACTGTACACGGCTTGATGATGAAATCATGGAGAAGGCGCTGGTTAATGCGGTTATCAAGGAGGATAACATTGGTATTCAAGTAGATAAGAAGATGTCTACACTGAAGATTGACGTTGTGGATGCTCTGATAGATGCACTTTACCAAGCCATGTTTCATTTTGAAGACTATGGACTAGCTCAAAATAACTCGTACATGGTGCAACATATGTCACAGCAAGCGGTGCTTGATTGGTTTAACAACCCAGAAAGTGGGCTTTTGGAGGAAGAATTTTACGATTATGACGATTTTTAAACAACTTTTCAGCCTATTATGGGCTTTTTTTGATGTGATTATGTTTTTAGCGGCAGCTATAACAATCAACGTGACGATGTATTTTGTAGGCTGGTTAGCGTTTGGTATCTGCTTAACAATTACATTCATTTTAGCCGGTTTAGCTAGTGAACTAATTTCTGGGAAGGGAACTGAATAATATGTTATCAACGATTCTTAATATGGTGCTGATTGCGCTAGGTTTAACTGCATTCTTATCGCTTCTCCTTTTGAGCGTTATCCTATTTATCATATCAGGCGTGGTAATTTTCGGTGTCATTGACGCAATCGCAAAAAAAATAAAGTGCAAGTAGTAAAGTTCGTTTTTAGAAAGGAGGTGAAACTAATTGCCTATATTTAATTTTTTAAATCAAGCAACGGAAAGCCCACCACGAGGCGACCCGAATGTTTTTTTTAGCGCAGATGACTACGAGTTTTTAAAAGCGAACCTGACTGGAAACGAGTGGGTTTCTGCTAAGACGGCTCTACGCAATTCGGATTTGTTTAGTATTATCAATCAGCTTTCGTCCGACCTTGCGACGGTCCAGCTCACAGCGTCACGCAAAAAGAACCAAGGCATTTTGGATAACCCAACGAACAATGCTAACAGGCATGGTTTCTGGCAGTCTGTCTACGCTCAACTTTTGCTAGGAGGTGAGGCTTTTGCTTATCGCTGGCGCAATGAAAATGGCGCAGACGTCAAGTGGGAGTTTATAAGACCGTCTCAAGTCAGCTATAACGCCTTAGATACCAAAGATGGCCTATATTATAACGTGACCTTTGAAGACCCTAGGAATGCCCCTAAATTGCATGTCCCACAAGGTGACATCTTACATTTTAGGCTCTTATCTGTGGACGGTGGCAAGTCTGGAGTTAGCCCGCTTATGGCACTGGGTCGAGAGTTTGAAATCCAAAAGGCCAGCGACAAGCTGACCCTAAACGCTTTGAAGAACTCACTGAATGCTAATGGTGTCTTAAAAATCCAGAATGGCGGTTTGCTGGACTTTAAAACTAAAATGGCACGGTCGAGACAGGCGCAACGTCAAATGACTGGCGGACCGTTGGTGCTAGATGACCTAGAGGACTTTCAACCGCTTGAAATCAAGTCAAATGTGGCTAGCCGACTTAGTCAGACGGACTGGACGACCAAGCAATTCGCTAAAGTCTACGGTCTACCTGATAGTTATTTGGGTGGACAAGGCGACCAACAATCAAGTTTAGACATGATTAGTGGTCAGTATGGCAAGGTGGTCAGTCGCTATCTACGTCCTGTAGTCAGCGAGTTAGTCAATAAGCTAAGCACGGATATTGACACAGACCTGTTTCCAGCCATTGACCCACTCGGTACTGGGTACATTTCGAGGGTTGTCAATTTGGCAAAGAGTGGCGTTATTGCGCAAAATCAAGGGCTTTACATGTTACAACAAGCTGAAATTTTACCGCAAGAGCTACCAGAACCAAGTAATCCTAATAATGTTGTTCGAACATTGAAAGGAGGTGAGGAAAATGGGAAAGATTGATATTAAAGGAGACGTCGTTGATGATATGACTGCTGAATGGTATGGTTACTGGGGCATTGACTCGGTGTCGCCAAAGGCTGTTCAACTGGCGATTGAAAACGACGAAGACGACAAAATCACGCTAGACATTGCATCAAATGGCGGTGATGTCTTTGCAGCAAGCGAAATCTACACGCTTTTGCGAGCCTCTGGAAAGCAAATTACAGCTAACGTCCAAGGCTTGGCAGCTAGTGCAGCTTCCGTGATAGCCATGGCTGGAGATACTGTACGGATTAGTCCAACAGCTCAAATCATGATACACAAGGCGTCTAATGGCAATATTGGCAATGCTGACAGCATGCGCAAGAATGCGGACACGCTAGATAGCATTGATAGTTCAATTGTCAACGCTTATGTTCTTAAAACAGGCATGAAAGACACGGATGTTTTAAAACTTATGCAGGACGAAACGTGGATGAACGCCCAGACAGCAGTTGATAAAGGCTTTGCGGATGAAATTATGTTTGTTAACGAAGACGACCCAGTCTTTACGAATTCGCTACACACAATGCCGTCGAAAGAAAAACTCAACCAGTTCTTTAATATGCGCCTGAAAGAAAAGCAGGCAACTATTGACAAACTGGAACACAAACCAAATAGCCAGCCTTCCAACTCATTGCGAGAACAGAAGCTGGCTATTTTGCTAGGCAAAAATTAAAAGGAGATGATTAAATGACAAAATCAGTAAACGAGCTTAACGCTCTATGGATTGAAGCAGGTCACAAAGTAGAAGACCTGAACCAACAAATCAACACAGCATTGGCAGATGACAAGTTTTCTGCAGAAGCTTTCGCAGGCCTCAAATCGCAACGTGATGATGCCAAGGCACGTCGTGACGCTCTAAAAGAGCAAATGATTGAAGCACAAGCTCAAGCGGTTATCAATGACCCAGCACCAGCGACACCTCTTACAAGCAAAGAGGAAGAAGCTAAAGCGCAGTTTATCAAAGACTTCAAAGACTTGCTAACAGGTAACTTTAAAAACGCTGCACAAGTCAATTCAACAGGCAACGATTCAGGCGCTAACGCAGGCTTGACTATCCCACAAGACATTCAAACCGCTATCCGTACTTTGGTTCGCCAATACAATTCATTGCAGCCTTACGTAACCGTGGAATCAGTTTCAACAACGTCTGGAAGTCGCGTGTATGAAAAATGGTCTGACATCACGCCACTTGCAAACTTGGAAAGTGAAGAAACAACAATTGCAGACGTTGAAGCTCCTAAATTGGCACTCATTAAGTATGCTATCAAGCGTTACGCTGGTATGCTTACAGCTACTAACTCTTTGCTAAAAGACACAGCCGAAAACATCTTGGCATGGTTGAATGGCTGGATTGCTAAGAAAGTGGTCGTTACTCGTAACAAAGCTATTTTGGACGTGATTGCTAATGCACCTTCTAAACCAACTTTGACAACTTTTGATGATGTTAAAACTATGGCTTTGACTGGCGTTGACCCAGCAATCCGTGCAACAGCATTCTTTATGACTAACACAAGCGGTCTTACAGCTCTTGCAAAAGTTAAAAACGCCATGGGGGACTACCTCTTGCAACGCGACCCAACTCAACCAGAACGTTACCTTATTGAAGGAAAAGAAGTGGTTGAAATTGCTGACAAATGGTTGCCAAGCACAGGCAGAAACATGCCTCTTTACTTTGGTGACTTGCGCCAAGCTGTAACCTTGTTTGACCGCGAAAACATGACTATTGAGTCATCTAACGTGGCAGGCGATGCATTCTCGCTTGACCAAACTAAAATCCGTGTGATTGACCGCTTTGACGTAGTCGCTACAGATAAAGAAGCGTTTGTTGCTGGTTCTTTCCAAGCGATTGCTGACCAAAAAGCAAACTTGACAGCAGGAGCGTAAGCCTATGACAGTCACGGTTGAGGATATGCGTGTGATGCTCAATTTGGACGATGATGAGGGGGAAAAACTCTTGCTCGTCTATATTGCATCAGCGACAAGTTTTGTTAAAAAAGCAATCAGCACAGAGGCGGACGACGCCTTTTTTGACCGCGACGATGTCGCACCGCTCTTTAAAACGGCGGTAATGGCTCGCACGGGCACACTATATACCTACCGTGTCGACACAGGCGACAGCTCAACTTATCCAATCGACGCCACCACAAATAGCATTGTGGGACAGTTAAGAGGTGTATATGCAGTGTATGCAGAGGAGGAGGCAAATGGCTGAAACCTTTTTACCATCCGAATTTAATAAGGTGGCAGATTTTGGGACGACAAAATCCGTGGAAAATCAGTACACAGGTATATCTATTCCAAAATTCGTGTCGCTTTTTAAATTGCATTATAAACCTCATACTCGCACGCTTAATCAGCAATATCAAGCCACACAGGCGAAGTTAGATGATACCAAGGTAATTATAGTCAGACACAATAAGAAGCTCACAGAGAGTCTGCTAGTGACCATAGACGGTATACAGTACAGCATTGTGTCAATCAGTCCAGACGAAGGCTTTGGATTGAATAAGTATGACTACATCACCTTACGGAAAACTAAGAAGGTGGGCTGATTATGGCTGATTTCGCTAGCGCATTGGAAGAGTGGGCTAAAACCGTGCAAAACATGGTAGAGCTTACGCCGAAAGAACAAGCTGAGATTACCAAAGCAGGGGCAGAAGAATTTAAGAAACGGCTGGAATCTGAAACAAGACAGCGTCACTACTCATCACATAAAGACCCCGTTTATGGGCATATGGCGGATGGATTGACTTTGCAGACTAAAAACGTTGACGGCATCGTAGATGGCAAGTCAACTGTAGGCTGGGAGAATGCTTTCCACGCCACAAACGCAAGACGTTTGAATGATGGCACAAAGAAGTACAAAGCTGACCACTTTGTGACCAACGTGCAAAATTCGGCGGAAACCCAAGAAGCTGTTCTTTTGGCAGAAAAAGCGGAATATGACCGCCTCATGAAGAAGAAAGGAGCTAGTTAATGTCCGCAGTTATGGACGCAAAGAAAATTCTGCAATCGTCTGGACTAGAGCAGCTAGAGTTAATCTATGCTAGCAATATCCCGAAAGAAATGCAGGATAATACCGATAAGACAATCGCGCTCATCACGGACGTTGACATGCGCCTTGACCTTGATGGGAACGACACATTCCACGGAGCTGAAAGAGAGGTAGAAATACAACTCTTCTATAAGCTCGATATTGATTTTGACCTAGATAGCTTTGAATTTGCTTTACTAAAGCTCTTCAGAGACAATCACTGGTCAATTACAGACATTCGAGAGAATACAGTAGACCCAGACACTCTACAAGTGACGTGGGTCTTTTATGTTGTCGAACATAAGATTTTAAATTAAGAAGGAGAAACTAATACATGGCAGTAGTTGGTTTAAAAATGGTAAAGGTTGCCTTGGTTGACCCAAAGACGCAACAACTCATTAAAGGAACAGAAGGCTTGTCAACTGACGGCGTAGTTGAAATTGACTCATCTATGCTGGGTACTAAGACAGCCAACATCTCAAATATCGAAGGATCAGCCACAAAGGTCCCAGGGAACAACGCAGTTCAGGATGTTATCGTTGCACCAGGTTCGCCAACCGTGGCTTTCGATTTTAATAACCTTGACTTTGAACTTAAGCAAAAACTTCTCGGTTTTAAGTCAGATGGAAAAGGTGGCTTCGTGATGCAAGGTGACAAGCCACACGTCGCAGTCTTAATTGAAACAGAAACACTTGACCGCAAACATTCAATCTATTTTGGCTTTGCGAATGGTATTATGCAAGAAAGCACTCAAAACGTTGCTACTGATACAGACACAGCGCAAACTCGTAATGCTGACAACTTGACTTATAATTCTTTGTCAGCCAAAGCTTTTGGCGGTGAGCCAATCAAAAAATATTATTCTGGCGCAGGGTCATTTGATAAAGCTAACATGCTCAAGGAAGTTTTTGGTGGCTATGCAACTAGCGTGGCAGAACATCAATAATTTTTAAGGTTGCATTTTAAATGCGACCTTTTTGTTTTATGTAAGGAGAAATCATGGAAGTTAAAACAATTAAAATCCCAGAAATTGCTAAGAAGCCTTTCCAATTGCTGACAACAAACCGCAACATCATGCGTATGCAACAGTACCAACTCGCTGTTTTAAAAGTTGGAGAAGACGTTGGCGAAGAAGACGTTGCTGGTCAAACTCAAGCTAGTTTAGCAGTTTTGGAAGAAATGCTAAGCTTTATCCGCGTCATCCTCAATCTGGACGATGAAGCCTATGAAAAGCTTTTGGATATGCCTAACGACCGCACACAGGAAGTGGTTAATAAACTTGTGGGTTATCTCTATGGTTTGTCAGACGAAGACATGGCAGAAGCGGACGTAGAAAACCCAAAGGAAGAAGCTTAGGCGAAAAAATTTTTGAGCTTGAAAATAAAATTGAAGACATGAAACTGATAGCCAAACAGGCCCTATCAGCATACGGCTGGACGTTGGAAGAATACTACGAAACAGACTTTTACGACCTCATGAACATTTTGGGAGCGAAAGAAGTCAAGGATAGACCAGTAGACCCGATGTCTTTGCTGAAATAAATGGATTTCAAATCCAAAAAATATCTCGGAAAGGAGGAAAAAATGGATAAAAAAGTGCAAGCGACCATGTCGACCGAGATTGCTCTTGACCTCGTGAAAGCAAGCGAGAGCATTAAGAGCATGACTCAACTGGTTAACAGCTCTACTCAAGCATGGAAAGCGCAAGAAGCACAGCTTAAAAGCGCAGGAGATAGCTTAGGTGCTGCTAAGGCTAAATATGATGGTTTAGGTGCATCAATCCAAGCCCAAGAAAGCAAGATTGAAGCCTTAAAACGCAAGCAATCTGAGTTAAAAGGGGATACGCAACAAACCGCTGAACAGTATCTTAAGTATCAGCAACAGATTGACCAAGCGACTGCAAAGTTAGCTAGCATGGAAGCCCAGCAATCCAAGGCTAAGCAGTCTATGGAATACTATTCAAGCGGTTTGGCAGGCTTGCAGACAGACTACAAGAAGATGAACGAGCTGTCAGATAGTTATGTGAAACGGCTTGAAGCCGAGGGTAACAAACGACAAGCAGCGCAAGAAAAAGCTAAAAATCTCAAAGAAGCTACCAAAAATCTAAGTAAGCAATACAAATCGCAAGTTGACGAGCTTGAGAAAATCAAAAACAAAGTAGGCGCAACTAGCGAAGCTTACCACAAGCAAAAGATAAGGGTTAACGAGACGGCTGCGGCTTTAGCAAGTTCAAAAGCCAAGATGAAAGATGCCCGCGAAGAAATGGAGAGGCTCAATCCGACTATTTGGACTCGCATGCGGGATTCTGTCAAGAAGTTTAACAATGAAGCGCAGAAAACAAATAAAATCGGTAGTCATGTTAAAGACTTTGTAACTGGAAATCTGATTGCAAATGGTATTACCAACATCACTTCAAAAGTGGTCGGATTAGCTAAAGAGGGCTATGCCGCAGCAGAAGCAGCGTCCAAGACCGCCGAACGTTGGCAGAATTTGGGATTTGCAGAAGAAGAAATCAAGAGGATCAACTCTACTGTTAAAGACTTAAAATACAATACGAACCTTTCTGGTGGTGCAGTTGGTGATCTGATTCTGAAATTTCACGGAATTACTCACAATGTAGATGAAGCAGCGGAACTTGCGAAAGGGGTTGGTAGTCTATCTGACCAGCTTAAACTCTCACAAGAGAGAGCAGAAGCATTTGCTGGCGGATTAGGCAAGATTGAAGCGTCAGGAACAGTCACAGCTACATCTTTAAACAAGCTAGAGAAACAAGCGCCTGGATTATTCCAAGCGTTACAAAAAGCGTCTGGATTGTCAGAAAAAGCATTTTCAGACTTGCTTAACTCTGGCAAGATGACCTCTAAACAATTTAATGACATCTTAAAGTCTGCGGGCAAAAGCTACGAAGAGAACGCCAAAAAATACGGCAATACAGCTGAGGGTGCAAAGAAAAGAATCACGAGATCGGAAAGCACACGTCTGAACTCCAG